AACGTCTCTGCACCCGTCTACGCCGACTTTCATGAGGTCTATGACTACCACACCGCTATGAATCAAATTAAAGCTGCGGAAGGTGCCTTTATGAGCATGCCTGCCGATATTCGTTCTCGTTTCCGTAACGACCCTAATGCATTTGTCGACTTCTGCTCTGACGATTCCAACCGCGCTGAAGCGGAAAAGCTCGGCTTGGTATTTCCCCGCTCTAATCCTATAGACGCTTTTCCTGATATTTCCCATGAAAATCAAGGAGTTAAGGACGCTATGTCTAACGACCCTAAAAAAAGTGCTTGACGAGCACGCTAAGAACAGTTATTACTTGATGTAACTGTTCTAGGTGACACCACACACCTCTTACAGGTGGTGTCTCCTCTAATTTTGTGTTTCTTTTTTAAAAGGACTTTACTATGCGCCCCGTATCTCGACGTTCTACTTCTAAATCTAAATCGGCTAAATCTTTTCGCCGTAATGTTTCCCGAACTAAATCGGCTAATATTGCTCCGCCTCCTACTCGTGGCGGTTATCGGTTCTAATGCCCTGCTACCATCCACTGACTGCTTGGAAGCTATTCGATGGCTCTATCTCGTTTAAAGAACGCGGTGATATTGTTCAGACGCTTACACTTCCTTGCGGTCAATGTATTGGTTGCCGTCTTGAACGCTCTCGACAATGGGCTGTTCGTTGTTCTCATGAAGCCCAACTTCACGAATCTAATTGTTTCATTACTCTCACTTATGACCCTGCTTCTGTTCCTGCTGGCGGTACTCTTGTGTATTCTCACTTTCAGTTATTCATGAAGCGTTATCGCAAGATGTTTCCTCTTACTAAAATCCGTTTTTACATGTCTGGAGAATATGGTGAAGATCTTCTACGTCCTCATTATCATGCCTGTATTTTTGGCCACACTTTTTCTGATCGTGTGGTTCATAAAAAATCCGATCAAGGTTTTTTCATTTACACATCAAACCAGCTCTCGCAACTATGGCCTTATGGTTTTTCAACGGTCGCGGACTTTACCTTTGAGACCGCCGCATATACGGCTCGTTATATCACTAAGAAGATCAACGGTTCTATGGCTCCTGACCATTACAATTCTATCGACCTTATTACTGGTGAATTATTTTTACGAGTTCCTGAGTTTAATAAGATGAGCCTCAAGCCTGGCATTGGCGCTCTCTGGTATGAAAAATTTCATACCGATGTTTACCCTCACGACCGTGTTGTTATTCGTGGCTCTGTTTCAAAGCCACCTAAGTATTATGACCGCCTGCTTGAACGCTCTAATCCTCTGCTTCTTGAGGAAATTCAATTCAAGCGGTTTCAAGAATTCGCACCTCTCAGTGCGGATAATTCGCCGGAGCGTTTAGCCGTCAAAGAAACGGTAAAACTTGCTTCTATCCGGTCTCTCAAACGTAACACTTTTAAAAAGGACTAATCATGATATTACGTGTCGTCTCAGTATTTGATAAAGCTGCTGCTGCCTATAATCGCCCTTATTTTGTGCCTTCTCTCGGTCTCGCCATTCGCTCTTTTGAGGATGAAGTTAAACGCGCTGACCCTGATAATCCGTTACATAATCACTCATCCGATTTCGAACTATGGCACATTGCTGACTTCGATGATTCTATTGGTCGTTTTATTTCTCTTGACTCTGCCTTTTTGATTTGTACAGGCGCTCAAGTTTCTGCTGCTAAAGCGTAGTCCTTTGCCCCCTAATGGGGGCTTTTTTTTGGAGAAAATTATGCATCGCAATAAATCTGTTAACTTACATCAATTCTCAATGATTCCGAAAGCCGATATTCCTCGGTCTACGTTTATCCGCCAATCTACTCATAAAACCACTCTTGATTCTGGTTATCTTATTCCTGTCTTTGTTGATGAAGTCCTTCCTGGTGATACTTTTAATCTCAGCATGACTGCCTTCACTCGCATGTCCACTCCTGTTTTTCCGATTATGGATAATATGTATCTTGACTCGTTCTTTTTCTTTGTTCCTAATCGTCTTGTTTGGTCTCACTGGGAACAATTTATGGGTCAGCAAGCCAATCCTTCTGACTCCATCTCATTCACTATTCCGCAGGCTGTTTGTCCTGCTGGTGGCTATGCTCTTAACTCTCTTCAAGACTATTTTGGTTTGCCTACTATTGGTCAGATTGCTGGTTCTAATACTGACTCTAGTTCTAATCTTCCTTTGCGTGCTTACAACCTCATTTATAACGAATGGTTTCGCGACGAGAATCTTCAAAATAGTGTTACTGTTGATCTCGGCGATGGTCCCGATACTTATTCAAATTACACTTTGCTTCGTCGCGGTAAACGCGCGGACTATTTCACTTCCTGCCTACCTTGGCCTCAAAAAGGCGGTATTGCAGTTACCTTACCCCTCGGTACTTCTGCTCCGATCAAATCCACAGGCGCTTCTCTTACTTTTGGTCAGGGCACCGCTCAGTCCACTATGAATCAAGCTTCTGCCATCGGTTCTTCTATTACTAATCTTTCTACTACTTCTGGTGGTACTTTAAATTATGGTGCTTCTGGTGCTACTGTTGTCGGTCTCTATGCTGACTTGTCTGCCGCTACTGCTGCTACTATTAATCAGCTCCGCCAGTCTTTTCAAATTCAGAAACTTCTTGAACGTGATGCGCGCGGTGGTACCCGTTATACGGAAATTATCCGTGCTCACTTTGGCGTAATGTCTCCCGATGCGCGTTTACAGCGTCCTGAATATCTCGGTGGCGGCTCTACTCCTGTTGTTATTAATCCTATTGCTCAAACTGCTCCAACAGGTACTACTGGCTCGACTTCTCCTATGGGCACTCTTGCTGCTATGGGTACCGCTCTTGCTAATAATCACGGTTTCACTGCTTCTTTTGTCGAACATGGTCATGTCATCGGCCTCGTTGCTATTCGTGCTGATCTGACTTACAACCAGGGCAAGCGCCGGTTCTGGAATCGTCAAACTCGTTATGACTTTTACTTCCCTGCTTTCGCTATGCTCGGTGAGCAAACTGTTTTAAATGATGAGATTTATTGTGATGGTTCTGCTAATGATGAGCTTGTCTTTGGCTATCAGGAACGCTGGGCTGAATATCGCTACTTTCCTTCAATGATTTCTGGACTTTTTAGAACTACTGCTGCAGGTACTCTTGATGCTTGGCATCTCGCTCAAAACTTCTCTTCTCTACCTACTCTCAATACTACTTTTATACAGGATACTCCTCCTGTTTCTCGTGTTTTGGCTGCTGGTTCGTTGGCTAATGGACAACAATTTATCTTTGACTCTTTCTTTAACATTCGCACTGTTCGTCCTATGCCTCTTTACAGTGTTCCTGGCCTCATTGACCATTTCTAAGGATTTATTATTATGGGTTTTCTCGATGGTTCTTCATCCGCTCTTGGTTCACTTGGTGGTATTGCCAATGTTGGTCTTTCTGCTATTCCTGGTGTTGGTTCTTACATCGGTCAAGTGGATACTAATAATGCTAATACAAATATTAATTCTGCTAACAATGCATTTAATGCTCAACAACAACAAAATGCTCAAGCTTTTACTGCTTCTCAAACTAACCAACAGGATGCTTTTCAAACTGCTGCTACTGCTCAAGCTGAGACCTATAATGCTCAACAAGCTCAGAATCAAATGAACTTTCAGGCTAATCAAGCTGCTACTGCTATGCAAACTCGCGTTGCCGATCTGAAGGCTGCTGGCCTCAATCCTGCCATGGCTATGGGCAATGGCGCTTCTGGTGCTCAAGCTATGTCCGGTTCTTCTGGTTCTATCTCTGCTCCGTCCGGTTCTCGTGGTGGTGCTCCTCAAGCTTCTGCTGCTGCACCCTTGGCTATGCAAAATCCTCTTCGTGATTCTGCATCTTCTGCTTCATCCCTCGCTGATATTTTCAAAACTCTAGCTACTGTTAAAAATACTAATGCTGCTACCGATAATATTAATCAGGATACTGTCAACAAGCGTGATTCCAATCCTTTGCTTCATGGTCAGTTAGAAAATCTTGTTCGTTCTGGTAACCTTCTCGACGCTCAAAAATTTCTTGCTGATGCTCAAACTGCTACTGAAAAAAATCGTCCTGCTAATGTCGCTCAGGACACAGCAAATAAAGCTGCTGATATTCCTGTTAAACAATCCGTAGTCGGTGTTAATAAATCTGCTGCTGAATCTAATTATGCTTCTTCTGCTCTAAAACAAGCTGAGACTCCTGCCGCTAAAGCTGAATCTAATTTTCAGGATTCTTGGGCTGGTACTATTGGTAAATGGATGCAAAATATTATTGCTCCTACTCTTCAATCTGCTGGTGCTGCTAATCGTACTTTTAACTCTAAATAAGGATCTATCATGTTTACTCCTATTAAATTCCGTTCTGCATTTGGTTACGATACTAATCTTGCGTCTGCTGAATCTCATATCTCTTGTCCTGAGCCTTCTTTGGCTGTTCAATCTTCTAAGGATGAGTGTGATATCAATACTATCGTTCGTCGTTTCGGTCTTACTGGTCAACTGCCCGAAAACGTCTCTGCACCCGTCTACGCCGACTTTCATGAGGTCTATGACTACCACACCGCTATGAATCAAATTAAAGCTGCGGAAGGTGCCTTTATGAGCATGCCTGCCGATATTCGTTCTCGTTTCCGTA